AGATTGACGCTTTTAATAGTGCATATGAATCTAAATATGGAGGTCGTCATTCCTCATCACCATTTGAAGCAATGTTTGAAGATGTAGTGAACAACCCAGGAAATTGGGAACTACGCCCTGATCCTTCAGCGCAAAGAAAAGGTCCGAAAAACCCAAGAGGAATGGGTGTGATACCATCTAAAAAATACTCCTTTGGTGGAAAACCTACAAAGAATAGATCACAATGGCAGATGGGCGTGGAAAGAAGAGCCGCTAAACGAGCAAAAGAGGAAGAGGAAAGAGAGAGACTTAGGCAGATACTGAGTCAGAATCGGATGAGGCAGATGCAAGCACAACAGTCTAGGTACAGCAGGCCAAATACTATTCCAGAATCTCGTTGGAAAGCATATGTTCCTGATGAAGGCATGAGTAACTTCTCTATATGGGATGATAAAGGTAGATATGTAGGTCTTGACGTAGGAGGATTACTTGAGGCGATTGGTGTTAAGGTAGAAGACTAATGACAGAGAAACAAGACAGATTCATAGAAACATATGTCTTAACAGGCAACGCAACTAAGGCTGCGGTGGCTGCTGGCTATTCTGAAAAGACTGCTAAAGTAAAAGGCTCTCAACTAAAGGCTCAGTTCCAAAATGAAATACATAAAGAGACTCAAAGAATTATTGCTGACAAAGTACCATCAAGCATTAAATGGCTTACGGAGCTTGCGGAAGGAGCGGAGTCCGAGTCTGTTAGACTTGGAGCCATCAAAGATATACTTGACCGGGCTGGATTAAAACCTGTGGATAAGATAGAAACTACCAATATAGACCAAATGAGCGCAGAGGATATTGAAAAGGAATTAGCTGCTCTTGGATACAAGCACTAGAGCCTTAGAGTTAGTACGGTCCCTGAGAGGCCGTGAGAGGTTCAACAGGATCGATCAGTACGATCCCTACCCGTACCAGTGCAAGTTCCATAAAACCGGCTCAGAGGCAAACCAGAGGCTCCTGATGGCTGCTAACCGGATAGGCAAGTCTTTCTCCGGTGCTAACGAGATGAGTTACCATCTTACAGGACTATATCCTGACTGGTGGGAAGGAAGAAGATATACACAACCTATCACAGCATGGGCTGGCGGTGTCTCAAATGAGACAACCAGAGACATTGTTCAGTATGAATTACTGGGTTCCCCAGATGATCCTGAAGCATTTGGCTCCGGTGCGGTTCCTAGAAATAAAATAATAAAGACGGAACGTAAGCCGGGTGTACCAAACGCTAAAAGTGTTGCACTTATCCAACACGTTACGGGCGGGAACTCATCTTTATTCTTCAAAGCCTATGAAATGGGCGTAGATAAGTGGCAAGGACGTAGTGTAGACTGTATATGGCTGGACGAAGAACCCAGTAGAGAACTGTACAGTCAGGCTGTGACACGAACCTTAGACCGTAAAGGCATGGTTTATATGACCTTTACACCTGAATCCGGCATGACTGAGACTGTTGCAGGCTTTATGAACAACCTCCAATCAGGACAATCTCTTACAAATGCTACCTGGGATGACGCATCTGAGTCTATATTTTCCGTAAATGGAGAAAAAGGACACTTGAATGAGGATGTTATGACCCAGATTCTCTCCAGTTACTCTCCACATGAGAGAGAAATGAGGAGATATGGCAGGCCCAGCATTGGTTCTGGCCTTGTTTTCCCAATACAGGAAGACAAAATAATGATTGATCCTATACATATTGAGGATCATTGGGCTAAAATAGCAGGAATTGACTTCGGATGGGATCATCCTACGGCTGTAGTGTGGGTAGCCTGGGATAAAGATAACGATGAGATATATATCTATGATTGTTATAGGCAATCTAAAGCATCTCCATCCTCTCATGCAGAAGTTATAAGAAGAAGGACAGATTTTGTACCTATTGCTTACCCACATGACGGCAATAGGCGTGACAGTATGGGTAATCCAGGCTTGGCTGACCAATACAGGAACTTAGGCTGCAATATGTTGCTTGAACACTTCTCCAATCCACCCGCATTAGGGCAGAATAAAGGAGGAAACTCTGTAGAGGAAGGCTTAATGGATATGATACAGTATATGGAGCAGGGAAGGTTCCATGTGTTCAGCACTCTTGGAGACTGGTTTGAAGAGTTCAGGATGTATCACAGAAAAGACTCTAAGGTTGTAGCCTTTAAAGATGACTTAATGAGCGCAACAAGGTATGCAGTATTATCAAGAAGATTCGCTGTATCTGGTGGCGACACATCATGGACTAACGAGATAGAATACAAACACTATGGCATCATCTAAAATAACAGACGAAGAGTTACTAACCAGGGTTCAGTCAGAGATATCTGACTCTCTGGGGTATAGTGATACAATCTCCAAGCAGAGAGAAACTGCTATGGACTATTACTATGGACTTCCATTCGGTAATGAGGTTGAAGGTAGAAGTCAGTATGTTGACTCCTCTGTTATGGATACTATTGAGTGGATCAAGCCATCCCTTATGCGTGTATTCGCATCCGGTGATGAGATGGTTACATTTGAACCGCATGGCCCAGAAGACGTAGAGACTGCTGCACAGGCAACAGACTACGTTAACCACATCTTTACCAAAGATAACAACGGTTGGGAGATTCTGTACACATGGTTTACTGACGCTCTTCTTCAAAAGAATGGTATCGTTAAAGTCTGGTGGGATGAGTACGAAGACTGGAACCGTGAAGAATATAACAATTTAGACGAGCAAGAGTTTGATCTTCTTGTTATGTCTCCTGATGTAGACGTTGTAGAACATACTCCTTACATGGATGATTACGGCGCAAAGCACGATGTTGTTATTAAACGTAAGTCCTATACAGGTAGAGTAAAGATAGAGAATATTACTCCTGATGAATTCCTTATCAGTAGAGAAGCTAAAACAATACAGGAGGCTAGGTTTACCTGCCATCGTGTAATGAAGACTCTATCAGAGTTACGTCTTATGTATCCTGATGAAAGCCTGGAAGCGGAGGACTTGGGCGGCGGTGATGACATGGACGCCTTCTCTGCGGAGCGTCTTAGCCGTTATCAGTTTGATAAGTCTGCCGATTACTTTGGTGGCTGGGGAAGTATGGAAGAAGAGGATGCTCTAAGAACCTACTGGTTGCATGAGTCTTTCCTGAGAACTGACTATGATGGAGATGGTATTGCAGAACTAAGAAAGGTCTGCTCCGTAGGTAATAAAGTCTTAGCTAACGAACCTATTGATCGCATTCCTTTTGTAAGTATTACTCCAGTAAAGATACCGCATAAGTTCTTTGGTCTGTCAATAGCCGACCTTATACTCGATCTTCAACTAATAAAAAGTACGTTGATGCGAAATTTAATGGACAATATGTACAACCAGAACTTTGGTAGGTACGCAGTCCTTGAAGGTCAAGCGAATCTGGATGACCTCCTATCACAACGCCCAGGCGGTGTAGTAAGAGTCAAGTCTCCCAACGCTGTCATGCCTTTGGCTACTCCTCAGTTAGAAGCCTCTTCATTCCAGATGCTAGGCTACCTAGATGAGCAGAGAGAGTCCAGAAGCGGTGTAAACAAGTACAGCCAAGGTCTTAACGATAACGCCCTGACGAGCCATACAACGGCCACAGCGGTCAATGCTACCATGACAGCAGCACAGTCAAGAGTAGAGTTAATAGCAAGATCATTTGCTGAGACTGGTGTACGAGACTTGATGAGAACCATCTACGAACTGGTCCTGAAGAATCAGGATAAAGAGCGTATAGTCAAACTACGCAATAAGTGGGTTCCTGTACGCCCTGATATGTGGCGCGACCAAATGGACTGTACGGTTGCCGTAGGTATCGGTAATGGTAATCGTGACCAACAGTTGATGCACCTTACAACCATGCTACGCTTTGCCGGTGATGCAATGCGTGGCGGCTTGAAAATTGTCAACGAAAGGAATATGTACAACATGGGTGCTGCTCTCGTAAAGAACATGGGATTCCAGAATGTCGATGACTTCTTGACCAACCCAGAGATGGCAGAGTCACAGCCTGATCCTGCCGAGCAGGAGAGGCAAATGGAATTACAGTTAAAGCAGAAAGAGTTGGAAATTAAAGCAGGCGACCTTCAGTTGAAACAACAGAGACTACAACAGGATGCCGCAGAAGCAGCGGTTGAGGCACAACTGAAAAGCGCTGAATTACAACTAGAAGCCGAACAGAAGCGACCAATAGCTATAGGATGAACATTGCCATCTGCGGTATGGCCCAGCATGATAAATCTGAAGTAGACAATTTTAATGGTGAGATTTGGGGATTACCTTGGGACGAAGGAAGATGGCCTTTCTTTGATAGGTACTTTGAGATACATCCTCTTGATCTCCTGAGAAAACCAGAAGCGCAGCGAAGAGATGGATATGAAGACAGACTTAAATCACTTCCCATCCTGTATATGCAAGAAGCCTATGAAGACATACCTAATGCTATCAGGTATCCAGTTGAGAAAGTTGTAGATAACCTTGGGCTTGATTACTTTAACTCATCTATATCGTACTTAATGGGAATGGCTCTCCTAGAAGGAGCAGATAAGATAGGTATATGGGGAGTAGATATGGCTGATTTAGAGCCTGTTCCTGGCGATCCATCCTATATATCTGAGTTTGCTTACCAAAGGCCGAACATGGAGTACCTTATAGGACTTGCCAGAGGCAGAGGAGTAGATGTTTATATTCCAGAAAGATCGCCATTGGCTAAGTTTCATGGAGAAGGTATACCTTTAGGATTGATGTACCCATCATATCCTCAACGCTACGGATATTTATAATGAGCAATGAACTAAGAGAGGAACGCGCCAAGCGCCTCCTCACCGATCCTTTGTTTGTAGAAGCATTTGAAGTATTAGAAAAGAATTTATTAAACTCTTGGAGTTCTTCAGGAGTTAATGAAATAGATGCCAGAGAACAAATCTGGCTGTCATTAAGACTCCTTGAACGGATACGCCTACATCTAACCTCCATTGTGGAAACAGGAGATATAGCGAAGAAGTTTAAGGAATACCACGTTTAGGAGATTATTATGGTGGATACGCAAGCAGCCCCACATTTAACAGGTGAACTACCAAAAGCACCCGGTAGTATATCCGAAGCCCAAGATGCACTGCTCGGACTCATGGACTCAATTGAGAAACCGGAAGAGGAAGAGAAAGCATCGCCGTCTGAAGAAGTAACTGAAGACGCTTTAGAGGAAGAATCTGATGAAGTTGAAGAAGAG